AGATCCACGCGGGGAGCGCGAGACGCGGATTTTCTTTCCAGCGCGTGCCGGCGATCTCCCAGCCGCCTTCGACCGTGCGGCCGAACTGGAAGGCTTCGGGCTGGCGTCTGACGGCGACGGCCGCGGCGAGTTTCCCTCCAGCCCTCGCGGCTGCTGGATCTCGTATGCGCGGTTGCCGGCGAGGCTGAGCAGGAACGGCTCGATCTGCGACATGGTGGCGTCACTGACCTGACCGTCGCGGCCGAGCTCGAAGGTCACGCCCTCGATCTCCATACCGACGCAGTAGCGCTTGAGCGCGACGATCGGTGCGATCGCGCGCCGGCGCTCGAGCTGCGCGACCAGCTCGCGGTAATCCGGCCAGCATTCGGCCAGGATCTTGCGGACGCCGGCGAGCAGCGCGCGATCGTCGACGCTGAGCTGGTCGACGTCGCCTTCGCCTTCCGCCTCGATCAGCCCGAGCAGTCGATCGAGATCCGGATCATCGGCCAGCAGCGCGACCACGCCGCCCCGAATCGCCTGGCGCAATTCGAAGCCCCAGACCTGCGCGCAGCGATGCGGGCCCGACAGCTCGGCCTCCATCTGGCCGCGCTCGATCACGTCGCCGGCGCGCAGATGAAGCACCGGCGCGCCAGGCTTCGGGTTGCCGTGGTCGTCGGTCATCCAGGGCGGGGTGTAGGGGGTCGTCGCCCCCTTGCTGGTCAGGATCATCTAACGGCCCTCAATAGAAGACGAGGAAGCCGTCGGAATCGCGGACGAAGCCGTCCTTGCCGATCGAGCGAACCTGCAGGGTGACATCGTCCGAGCGCAGCTTCCCGCGCATGCCGTTGTCGAGCATCACCGGCTGCGTCGCCGGCATGACCATGGCCCAGCGGTTGCCGGTCTGGCTGCCGTGACGCAGGACGCTCGGCATCTGCACGCCGTTGCCGATATCGGTGATCGTGTCCCGGTTGGCGACGAGCGTCGCCAGCGGGTCGAGCTTCAGCATCTTCTTGCGATCGACGATCTGACCGGGGCCGAAACCATAGGGCGTGTTCGGATCGTCGATGTTCTCGATCTGGCTGCCGGGATCCACCGACCAGGTCGAGATCGTGGTGGCCTTGCGGTTGAGGCTGGCTGCCGGCGACACGCCCGCGCCCTGCACGAGCATCGGCGCCGAATGCCCGGCGATCACGAGGTTGGCAGGGATCGGCGCGTCGACGCGGCCGGCATAGATCCCGGTCATGTTGAACGTGCCGTAACCCGGGCGCGCGCTCTTGCCGTCTGGCGTCATCGTGCCGCGGCAGCCGACGAACTTCATCAGCCGGCCGTCTTCGTAGATGTAGCACGTCCCCGATGGCTGGTCGGTCAGGCGCGAGGCGGTGTCGCTGGGCGACGTCTGCGCATAGCTCCAGTTGGCCGGCATCGAGACCTGCGTCGTCGCATCGAGCGCGGGCGTAAACGTCTCGGACAGCGTCGCGACGCGCGCGGCGCTGTATTCGATGACGGCAGGCTGCGCGCCGGCTCCGGTGCCGCCGGTCAGCAGCAGGATCATGCCGAGCACGGCGCGCGACACGGTAGGGAAGCCTGCGGGCAGCGTGAGGGTGCTGGCGCCGCCCGCGGTCGCAGCGGCCGCGGCGATCGCCGCGGTGAACTGGCCGCGCCAGCCGCATGCCTGAAGGGGCTGGTGCAGCGGGGGCTTCACGGTTGCCGAATAGACAACACCGGGCCCGGCGCCCTTGATCCGCGACTTGAAGCTGATCGGCGTGACCTGGCCGATGATGAGCGGCGCGCCGGCGACGAGCGAGCCGGTCGCCTCGTTCGCGTCTTCCATCGTCCAGGGCGTGCCGTAGGTGACGCTGTCGGCCTCGACGGGCAGCGCGTCGACGGTGGGATCTGGATTGGCGTCGATGCCTTCGATGCCCTCGAGCTTGAACAGCACGGCGACGTTCGCCGGGCGAATGGTCTGGTCCATGGGTGGCCTCCTTCAGGCGGGTAGAGCGGGGTCGGCCCGCGACGTGGAAAACTGGATCTCGAATTCCTGGGCAAAGCCGAGGCGGCGCACGCTCGAGAGCGCGGCGGTGAACAGGCGAAGGTCGCCGTCCTCGATCAGCTCGACGGTACCGCCGAGCGTCTCGTCGGCCATGAGCGCGGCAACGACGGACGCGAGCAACGCGTTGCGCGCCAGCGTCGGTGCCTTGCCGCCCGCGCCGTCGACGAAGCCGTCGATCGTGACCGTCATCGCGCGGCGCGTGAGGCTGACCTCGCGCTCGAGCACGGCATGGCCGGCGTCGGTGATGCCGAGGGCGGGGAATGCGCTGGGGTCGCCAGCGGGCTCGACCTCGACCTCGACGGCCAGGTCGACGATCGCCGCCTCGATTGCGGCAAGGATCTGATCACGCACCGTCATTGCGCTGGTCCCGCGTCAACGACGATCAGCCACCAGGCGCCGATATCGTCGCGGCGCGTGACGTCGGAGATCTCCCAGCGCTGGCCCTTATGAGTGAAGCTGTCGCGCGTTTTCGAAGGTCGCTTCGGTAGATCGCTCTGCTGAATTTCATAGGTCAGGTTGCGCAGCGTGCTGCCGGCGCCGGGGAAGCTTGCAGCTGCGTCGTCGGTCCAGATCGCGCGGATCGGCTCGAGGGCGATGCCATCTTGCGAGTAAAGGATCGGCTCTGGATCGACGAAGGCGGCACGAATGGCGGCAAGCGCCGCCGCCTCGGCAGCGTTCATTTCGCTGCGGCTTCCCGCTCGTCGGCTTTGGCAGCGGTTTCCGACACGGCGCGGTTGGCGTCGACCATGGCTTTCGCGCGGCTGGCATCGATCTCGCCTGCCTTGTCCCCGATCGACAAAGTCTCGCCCGCGTCGACATAGCTGCCATCGTTTCGAGATGCTGCGCTGTACAATGTGATCTTCTTCATCGCTGATCTCCAGCAAAGGGGGGCGGCGCAACACGGTCACGCCGCCCAGGTGCACCGGGCAAAGGGAGGTAGCGGAGCCCCGGTGTTAGGCGGCGATCTGACCGGTGAGCAGAACGGAACCGGTCGTGTCGCCCGATGCTGCCGAAGCTGCGGCAACGCCGCACAGCACGCCGCCCGCGGTCGCGGTGAACGCCTTCGCAGTCGCATCGAAGTAGATCTTGGTCGTGCCGGCGACCCAGGCCGCCCCGGCGACCTTGGGGACCGGATTGAAAACGCCGACGCGCACGAATGCGACGTCCTCGCCCTGGGCGGCATCGGTCGAGGCGATGCCTACAACCGCGCCGACCAGCGCTGGAGCACCGCTTGCAACGGCATACGGCGCCGGGAGGGTGATGTTGTCACCCAGCTGGACATAGTTCTTCATGATGGGTGTTCCTTATATGCGGAACCGGCGCCTGTTAGGCGGCCGGCTCACGATGCTTCTTGATCGCGGCGATGATGTCCGCCTTTTTCGTGGCGTCGTTCAACGGCACACCCTCCTTCGTCACGAGGATATGCAGGTCGGCGACAGTCATGCCGTCGAGATCCTCGGGATCGGTGTCGGATGCCTCGTCGGGCAGATCTTCCGGCTCGCCGTCGAGCAGGTTGTTTTCCTTCAGCCGCGCGGCTTCACCGTCCGATACGATCAGCGGTCCTTCGACGGGCTGGCGCAGTTCATTTTTGACGACGGTCGGCGTCGCCAGGGTGACGATCTTCATGATGCTGTCCTCGCAGGAGGACCGAGCGACCCCACGGCCGCCCGGTCAGGGTCAGGCCGGAGCGGCGCCGGGGTTCTTATACAGACCGCGCCAGTCGAGGACCTTGGCGGTCGCATCGAGGCGGGCCTTGAACTTGATCCCATCCACTTCGAACGACAGGTGCGTGTCGGTGAAGACCTCTTCCTGCCCTTCGAGGTGCGCCAGCAACACCGTGTCATAGGCGTTCGGATCGGCCGCGAGGTACCAGCTGTAATCGATGATGCGCTCATCGATGACCAACTGGAGCTTGCCGGAGAACGGGTTAACGTTGCCGTTCGACGTGGCCGCGACGACCGCGAGGAACTGCTCCGCAGCCGTTTCCTGAAGCGGGCCGACGATCAGGAAGGCAGGGCGGATCGACATGATGCCGCCCTCTGCCGTTTTCTGCTGACGCATGGCAGCGCGCGCCTCGCCGACCGCCTTGACGGTGATCGCCGTGCCCGTGCCGGCGAGGTTGCCGTGGCCGGTGCTGAACAGCGGCGTGCCGTCGTACACCGTGGGGTTACCCTGCAGCTGGCTGTAGACCAAGTCCGACTCTAGGTCGGCCGCCTTGTTCGCGAACTGGGTCGGGATGCGACCAAACAGCCCCTTGTCATCGTTGATGATCGCCTGACGCGAAATCGGAATGATGCGCGCGTAGGTCGCCAGCTTGTAGGTGTCGCCCGTGTCGGTCAGCGCGCCATGCTTGATCTCGCCGTTTTCCTTAACGAGCAGCAGCGCGGGCGCGTCGCCCATACCGATGATCGATGCCGGACGGAAATCGGGCAGGGTGCCGGTCGATACCCAGCCGCGGAAGCTCTGCGGAGCCGCTGCGAATGCCTGACGGACCCGGCGATTTGCCGCGTTACCGAGGGCGTTGGCGAAATCGCTCGTGGTCAGCGCACCACCGCGCATGCCGAGCGCTTGACCCGCGACTTCGTGCTTGCCGAGACCCGACGTGCGGATGCCGGTGCGCTGGAGGTAGTCGCGGCCGAGTTCGAGAAGCGTGAGCCCCCGAAATTCACGCGCGGCTTCCGCCCGCTCGCTGGAGATGCCGAGCGCGTCGGGCTTCGCCGACGAGTTGGCCGTGAGCAGCAGAGCATCCTCGACCGCGGTGCGATAACCGTCGGTCGCGGTACCGCTACGACCTGCGCGGGCGTCGATCGGGTCGCGCGTCCGCGCTGCGATCAAACGTTCCGAGATCCGGCTCTGGAAATCGGCTTCGGTCAGCGGGGTTGCCTCGTTCGCCTCGATCAGTTCGAGCGCGAAGTCGGTGCCGAGATCGGCGGTGCGAGCGCACTGCTCGCGAATCCGGGCGATCGTCACCACCGCGCCGCGGGTCTGCGGCTCGGGGGCAGGGGCAGGGGCAGGTGCGGGAGCCGGGGCAGGCGTCGGCGCAGGAGCAGGAGCGGGCGTCGGCGCGGGCGCCGGCGCCGGGTTGGGCGTCGGATCTGGCATTGATTGTCCTTCGGGGTTCGCGGCCGCGCCGCGGATGGTGCAGGGATGACCGCCCTGCTCGGTACTCCGCTGTCGCACTTGCGCAGCGGCATCGAATGGCACGGTCACAAACGAGAGCTCGACCGGCTCCCAGTCCGTGGCGAGCATGTGGGGGTGCTCCCCCTCACGCTCGGTGCGCTGAAACTCGAACACGTTGTACGACACGCTCAGCGAGCGAATATGGCCGTCGATGATCTTGGCGACGGTGTCGGCAACGTCTGGCGTCTTGGCGAGGCGCACGCGGGCGGTGCCTTCACCGTTGGCGATCGACACGCTGCCTGGTACGACCGAGCCAAGCACACTGCTCAGACTGTAGGTATGGTGGCTATCGAGCAGGCAGGCGCCCGCGTTCAGCCGGCCAAGGCGGACGGCGCTGGCGTCCATTGACAGCTCTTCGACGTAATAGCCGCCGTCGTACCAGTCGAACCGGATGCCGGCCGCGCCGACCGACCAGACGACCTCGATCGAGTTATCGGCCTCCCGATAGGAGGCTGGGCGCGTCTCGGCAGACCGCGAAAGAAGCGGTGCGGTGACCGAACGGGTGGCTGGGTCAGACATCAGGCGTGGTCCCCACGAGAAGGCGGCGAGCGATAGCGATCAGGAGACCGCGCTCGGCATCGGCTGGGTTGGTGGCGGTCGGGTCGCTGGTGTTGGTCTGGAACGGGGTGAACGGGTCGCCCTTGAATGCCAGGCCGAGCGTTTTCAGAAGCGCCTGGTGATCAGCAATCTGCTGCATCATCTCGGGGGCATCGAAGCCTCGCGAGTTCAGCAGGTTCGGGCGGCTTTCCAGCCCCGCCTGCATTTCCAGGATGTCGGCTTTGGCATCGCCCTCGCGATCGATGCTTTCGAACGGGGGCGGGGTCCATTTCATCTCGACCGGCTTCGAACTGGTCAGTCCGAAGTCGCTGGCCGTTCCGTGAAACCAGCCCCAGATCCGATCCAGGCACACTGGAATGATGGTGAGATACTGCAGGCGCCCGACGGTCCGCTTGAACTCGAGATGGCCCGCCTTGTAGCTGGAAAAATTCACGTTGCTGAGGTCGCCGGTCATCTGCTCATGCGTCACGCCGACGCCAGCAGACGCCGCGAGCATTGCGACGCGGAACAGATCACCGATCCCGCCCGACTTGGGCGGCGTCGAGAAGGTGATCTGCTCGCCATCGTCGAGCGTCTCGATCATGCCGGGCACGAACTCTTCGACCGGCGGCCCGTCGCGATCGCCGTCCACGGGCATGCCGATGTTTGGGTCCTCGCCGTCCTGCGCCGGCGGACGATACCGAAACCCGACCATGCACGCAGCGATGTTGGCCTTGACGACCTCGGCCTCGATGCCTTCGTCGACATCGCCGAGACGCTTCACGACGCTTTCGAAAATCGACACGCCCTCGGTCTGGCCGATCCATTCCGAATGGAAGAGGTGGATCACCTCATTCGCGGGGAAGCGCACCGTGTCGAGGGATGCCCAGCGCTGACCCTGCCGATGCTTGTAGAAGTGGTATGCTGAAATCTTGTTGTCGGCGTCGTATTCGATGCCGCGGTCGATGCCTGCCCCGACCTTGTGCGTGGCGAGCATGCCTTTGTCCAACAGCTGCAGCCGCAGGGGGACGCCACTGGTGACTTGGACAGTCCGCTTCGCAATGAACACCTCGCCATCGCGCAGCATTGAGCGGACGATCAGTTCCTGAAGTCCGTACAGGTCGAGGCGGCCGTAATAGTCGCAGGCTTTCACCCAATCCGACCACAGCTTCTGCAGCGACTTGGACCCTTGCGGCGCGCCGGTGACGCCCCAGCCGACAAGGCTGTTCAGCAAAGCGTTCAGCGCCTTCCTGGCGAAGGGATTTTCGGCGACCAGCTGCAAGATCGTAAGGCGGTCGATATAGCGCTTCGGCCGCGCATCGTTCGGATTGCCGGAGTTGACATAGAAGTCTCGGTCGGACCGGCCTGCGAAGCGCTTGCCCGCGGCTGGCCCGCCGCGGGCAGCGGTGCGCTCGAGCATCTTGCGCGCAGCTTGGCGTCGCATGCCCGCCATGGGCGATACGTAGCCGACTGTCCGGTCAATCCAGTTCACCGGCAGCGCCCGACGCGAGCGACGATAAAGCGCGTGCGCCGTGACGTCTGCGATGCGGACGCCGCCAGCTCTGCCTTCACGTCAGCACGCACCGCACGCATGTCCGCCAACGACTGATATTCGGTCTTTCGACCGTCGGCGAACGTGATGCTGCGAATGCCGCTGACGATCGCAGCATCCAGCTTCTCAAGATCGGAAGGCTGATATGCCATCAGCGTCTCCTTTTCATCCAACTGCCCGACCGATTGGCGAACTTCGTCGGCTTGGGTGGGGCGGGCGGTGGCTCGGTTGTCGGCGGGGCCAGCTTCGGCACCCGCTTCTTCGGAATGGATGCCTCGGGGGCTGGGGCGACCGCCTCGACTACGGCGTTCAGCTTCATCCCCAGTTGGATCAGGCCAGCCAGGGCGGCCATGGCGTTCACTCGGCAGTCGGTAGCCTCGTTGGCTTTGCCCTTGGGGCAATCCCAGATCGTGAAGACCCGGCCGCTCGCGACCTTCGGGATGAGGCGCTCTGCGGTAAGCTGCTCGTACCAAGAGAGTTCTCTCTTGGTGCTGAAGTGCATGTAGCCCGGGCCGGGTTCGGCAAAGGTGAGCCGGGCCCGAAGGGTGTCTTTCGCCGAGTTGACGCCGATGATGATCGGCTTGAACACCGTGCGTGCGCGGTTGCTCGGGCGAGTGGTCGGCCAGAGCGGCGAGCGCTTGCCGTTGCGGTCCGATGCACCCTTGGTTGCCCAGACCTTTCGACCAAGCCGGGCCTTCGAAAACTCGTACACTTCCTTTGCGCGGTGCCCGCCCGAATCGATGCAGGTTGCCTCAATCGCGAACTCGCGGCCATCGGCGCGCCTGAAGGTGCGGAGCAGCTGGCGGTCGACCTCGTCCCATGTCGACTTCTTCGACGTGTCGCCCTCGACGATCACATACAGGAGGGACCAGCTTTCCTCGTTGGCTCCCCAGCCGACAAACTCGAGCTCGACACGATCGTCCTGCGTGTCGCCGCCGACGGTGATGATTCCGACACCGTCCGGAACTTCCGCCGGCCAGATCTCCGCGCGAGCGGCGAGCAGCTCGGCGACAACTTCCTTCGATGACGATCGCTTATGCGGCTTGCCGAGCTGAGTGTTGTCGAACTTCACCCGCTTATCGGGATCGTTCTTGCTCGCCAGCCACTTCGCCGCGATCTTCGGCGGGGCGTCGTTCGGCCAGGGACTGAACACCTTGCCCGCGGTGAAGCTGGCATGCTCGTTCGACACCGGCCATGTGCCGCAGTCCGGACATCGCGCCCGGTAAACGGCATGGCGCGGACCTTCCCACCAGTCCCACGTCAGCGCTACCGCATCAGAAGCAGCATCCGCCTTCCATGCCGCAGCGTAAGCCGAGAGCGGATCCACGTGCTTGCCGCAACAGCGGAACCGCTTCGTCTGATGCCAGCGGATCGTGCCCAGCGCGGTCAGGCGCTGGCCTTCGCTCCATCCGCAACCGCAAGCCTCACAAAGCACCTGCGCCGTTCGAGGATAATGAGCGGTGACGTTGCCGTCATCGTCATAATCCTTGTCCCAGTTGATGTGCTTGAAGAAGTCGAGGAAGTTGCGGTGGCCGCATTCTGGACATTCGACCGAGGCCTGCCGCTGGTCCCCCTCTAGGTAGCTGCTTTCGATGAGGCTCTCGCCCTCGATCGTCGGCGAGCAGACCCGAACCGATAGCGACCCGACGTAGGTTGCCATGCGCTCGTCAGCGAGACCGATCGGGTCGCCCTCGCGGGTGATCGGATACTTGTCGGTCTCGTCGCAGAACACCCGCTTGACCGGACGACGCGCTAGGTTGTCCGGACTGCCGGCGCCGGCAAGAGCGAGGAAGCCGCCCGGAAACGCCTTATACAGAAGCGTCTCTTCGGCCGACCTCGTCTTCTTGGTGCCGATCAGCTTGCGCAGGACGGGCGTGGCACGAATGAGCGGAGTGATACGTTCCTTCGAGAATTGCTCGGCAGCTGCCTCCTTCGGCTGCACGATGAGCATCGGCGCGGGGTCGAGGTGAACGAAGAAGCCGACCGCGTTCTCAATGAGCGCCGTCTTCATCAGCTGCGTGCAGACCATGCCAGTGATCGTCTCGACACCGAGTTCGGTCACCGCGAGCATCGGCCCGCGCGCAATCTCGACGGTCCGGGTCGACCAGTCGCCCGACGTCGAGCCGGCCTCAGGGGCCAGCTTGCGGAAGCGATCGGCCCACTCGGGGACGCTGATGCGTGGCGGTGGGGTGAGCCCCCGCCGCCACGATCGTTCTAGCCGTTCGTCCTTACTCTGCGTTTGCGAAGTCGGCTTCCGGCTCGCCGAGGGAGGCGAGGTGCTGCTGGACATGCTCGTTCAGCGCCTCCAGCAGCGGCTCGACAGCGATCCCAAGGGAGGCAGCGATCAGCGGCGAGACGCGCGACGGCCAGTTGAGCCAGGCATCACGCAGCGACCGCGCCATGTTGAACATAAGAGTCTCGGCAACTTCGAGATCTACGACGTCACCAGCTTCGCGCCGGGCCGCCAGCAGGCTGCGAGCGGCGAGCCCGTTCTCCTTTACTCGCTCGGCTTCGCCGGTGAGGGCGAACCTGCCGGCGAGCACCTCAGCGATGAAGTCCTCATCGTCGAGACGCAGCGGATCCGGGGCATCATCGGTAGGTGCGCACACTTTCGCCGCGCGCTTCGAAGTGCGGACAGCGGGTGCGGACATTTGCTTGGTGTCCGCACCACTGTCCGCACCCTCGGCGGCCCTCCGATTCGTCCTGCGCCAGCCCGTTCCGGCGAGAGCCCGATCAAGCTTCCCATCGGTGGAAACCCGCAGTTTTCCTTCGCTTATTGCGCGACGAACCAGCTTGTCGCTGCATCCGTCGATGCGAGCAAACTCGCGGATGCTCACGGTATCGGAGGGTGCGGACATTTCAGGTGCGGACCCCTTTGGCGATCTGTAGCTGGGGATCGTTCACGCCATTGCCCCCCGTATTACCCGGAGTGCCCGGAAGGACCCAAAGGGCGGGGGTTGCCAAGCCTACGACCGACGCGCAGCTTATCGACCTAGACGCAGGGGAGAATGTCGTGGCGTGGTACAAGGATAAGACCGCAGCAGTTTACGCGGGCGAGCCTGAACCGGGCACGATCTGGCAGACAGATCACAACCCGGGGGACGAGGTGCCCATGTCCGGTATCTACCGCTGCACCGGATGCCTGAAAGAGGTGACCAGCAACAGAAGTGACCCATTCCCACCGCCAAGTCACCACACGCACGGCCTGACTGCCGTCAAGTGGCGGTTGATGATTCAGACCAATACGTCGGGTATATGACGAGGGGGCACGGAACACCGAAATAGTTAGAGCCGCAACCCTTTCGGGCGCGGCTCTAACAAATGGTGATATGGATAGACTAAGGTGCGCACCAGTCAAGCGCTTGTTCACCGGCGACTGATAGTCAGGCTGTGTCCTCGTTGCTCGGTTTGACGCCCAGCGCCGCTGGCATCGTGACATTGACCAGCCTGTCGAGCCCATCGGCCAACGCACTAAACTCCCGGATCGTGGGTCCATCTGCCATGAACGCGCAGATCCCCTGTGCCACTTCCGCGATCTCAACACAGTAATCGGCGTCGGGAGCTATCTGTAGATAGGCATCAACGAGCCGTTTCAGCGCGGCTTCGACGAGATCCGAGCGATCACCATGTGCCACGGCGTTCCGCAACTCGTTGAAGCGAAATAAGACCTTGTGAAGCTTTTCACCCTCCTCGGGTTCTGCCTTCCATGCTGCTGCCAAGACGTCGATCTTATGACCGTATCCAAAATGCCGAATCTTGTGCGCACGCGGCATGAGGGCGGCCAGTACGACATCGACTTCACGTTCGAGCGCCGCATGAAAAGTCAGGATCACCGCAGCTCGCTGATCGATCGTCGCCTCGGCTTCGCTAATGCGATGAATCCCAGCGAAGCCGTCATAGTCCACTTTCGCCATGATCTGCCTCGCAATGGTTAACCTAGCTGCCGAACGGCAGCTCCTCAATCGTGAACCGATTCATAAGTACTTCCATAACCTCAAGGACGGTATATCGTTCTTGCAGAAGTTCGTTGTCATGACCGTAAAGCAGCTCGATTCGAACAATGCATCGCAGAGCATCGCCTGGTCGAACGTCGACGGAGCGTTGCTGGAAACGACGCAGCCAAGCTTCGTCTTCGATCTTCGCTTGTATAGTGCGCTTCCCATGACGAAGATCCCAGCGACTGTGACCCAGATAGTCGGGCCGCTTAACTGCCAAGATCATCTCGGACGCCGGTTGCGCGAGAGTGCGCGCGACCGCCAGCGCTTCGATATCGTCGATCGACCAATGGATCGTCAGCTTCATTTCCACCTCGCCGGCGGGCGTGATCATCGTAGCGCGGTCGCCGGGAATTAAGTGGTCCTTGGCCTTCTGGATGTCCCGCATCGCATTGATCAGTGCCGTGGGGGAGGGAGGTGAATAGTCCGGCAGGTGGCGCACGTCGGTTTCCGCCGCAATCACCTGAATGTCCCTACGCAATGACTGCAATTGCTGGGGGGCGTCCTCGGTTTCAGTCCAGCGGATGACGGCATATTTCGCCTTCACTAGATAGGCACCGACCGCCTTCTTCCAGTCGAGGCTCTTCAGCGCATCGTCCTCCACCGAGGTAAGCGCTGTGCGCAGCCACGTCTTGATCGATCCGATCTCGATGTCCTCGAGCATCATCACGGTCTCGATCGATGCATCGATCGACTGGACAAGTTCAGCGTCGAGCGCTTCGCAGGCCTTGATGAAGTCGTGGGTCGCGGCAAAGACCCGTGATGCCGACCCCTCTCCCTTCCGAAAATCGATGAGAAACGCGAAGTCGGCCGCCGGTGGGGTAGGCTTTTCCATGCTAAGGATGACTTCGCTGGGCATCGTTGCCTTATACGCGGTCGCGGTCGGTCTGCAATTCGCTACCAGAATACCGATTTACCATCCCACCATAGGCCCAAGCTTGCCGGAAAGTTTCGCGCGACGGAGTTCGCTGGCCTTTCCTAACCGAGTCTCTCCTTCATCGCGACAATGTCGGCGACGAAGGAAACGACAGTGCGGGCTGCATCGATTGCGGACCTTGGGTTCGCAGCCAACCCCGAACCTGCAGTGCCAGCGGGCTCGTCGAAGCGACAGACGTTCTCAAACACGGACCAGTACTTCGCGGGGATATAATTCTTGATCCGTTTTAGATCGTCGAGAGCTTCCTGCTCTGCCCAGCCATTGCCCTGACCAGCGCCGGGGACACGCGCCAAATCCATGACCAAGGCCTTCCCGCCCAGCCGCGCCCATAGCATCTCGCAATGGTCTATTGCGGCGACCTGGCTATCCGACAGGAGCTTAGCAGCCTTCCACCGCGCGACGGGGGTGCCGCCTCGGTTCATTAGCGTGCGCTCGGTCACGACACGGCCGGCGTCGCGCAGGGGGACGTCGACGATGGCGTGCATCCCACGCGCCACCTGAATCGCGGGCGCGCCGATCGCCTCACCTTTGGCTGTCACCGCTTCGGCCATGCGCTGCTCTGCCGTCTTCGCCTGCCGCTTGATCTTTGTGCTGGCCTTCGCTGCTCGCCCCATCGTCTCAACCCCTGCTCTTATAGGTATGTGTCATGCTGCCCGTGCGATCCTCGGCGTCAGGTCGCGCTCGCGAATCCAATCCTGAGTGGCCAGCTCAGCACGCCACTCAACCGTCTTGCGATCGCCGGCTTGGATCACAGCCCACATTCCACGACGCCGCTCGCGTGCGTTGAGCCAGCCGCAGTACTCGCGAATATCGGTCGGGACCTGCTGGCCCTCGACGGTGGCGAAGGCCGGAAGCGACCCCGTGCTCCGAGGGCGGTCCATCAGTGGATTACGATGCTCGGTCATAGCTGCCCTCGACGAGCTTCACGAAGCTCTTCTGCTGGAGGAAGAAATCGAAATCCGCTCGCCAGCCGCGATCGTTCTCGCCGTGCATCCACGGGTTCCGCTCGACGCATTCGATCGCTTCCGTGAAGTCGGTGACCGAGTAGGCGCGGATCCTGACGTTCAAGGCTTTGCGGCGATCGGGGGTCATCTTGGCTTTGGGCAAGCCGATGCGTGCCGCCATGTCGTTCCATGCTTCGAGAACATGCTCGGGCAGCAGGGTCGGCTTTGCCGGCCCGTCCTTCTTCGGAGATTGCGTAGCAATCGTAGAAGAGGAGGGTTCAGAAGGGTTAGGGTCAACCTGCTTGACCCCCTCGGCATGCGACGTTGACCGGTCAACCTGCTTGACCGGTGCCTGACGTTGACCGGTCGTTTTGGCTGACCCCCGCTTCGCGCGCTCGGCATGGCACTTGACCA